TAAAGAAAGTCTCGACAAAATTGCTTATCTTTTGGACATCAAGGAGGAGGAAGACTAATGCATCTATACCATAGACCCACATGGGAACTACGCAATATGGTCAAGGCATTATCCATGCACTCATGGTTAAATACACCAGCCGAAAACCAAAGATTAATGTATGCCAAAGACATATTGTCTATGCGTAACAAGGCTGGAGTTGTAGTAACTGGAAGGAGAAAAACATGAGCCATTTAGGAAACGATCAAGCAAAAGAGAGATGGTTTCAAGAAGCTATTGACTCTGGGCTGATGACTAATGAGACTATGGCAGAAGCCTATGTTGAATGGAAGATGGATAGGGATGGGCATGGTGATCCAGAATTATTCATGTTACATATTGGAGGATTTAGAATATTTGAAGGGAAGCTATGATGGGTATAAATGTATTCAGTGCCTTTGATGGTATGAGTTGTGGACGTATCGCTTTAGATAAAGCTGGTATACCAGTAGATAACTATTGGGCTAGTGAGATAGACCCCTATGCTATAAAGGTAGCCAAGATAAACTATCCAGATACAATCCATGTGGGTGACATAGCTACCCTAGATTGGAATAACGAGGGTTTACACGCTCACCTACGTCCCGACATTGACCTATTGATAGGTGGCTCACCCTGTCAGGGCTTTAGTTTTGCTGGTAAACAATTAAACTTCAACGATCCACGTTCCAAACTATTCTTTGAGTTCGTCAGACTGATGGATGAAATGAAACCTACATGGTTTCTTCTGGAAAATGTAAAGATGAAAAGAGAAAGTCAGGATATTATTTCCAGGTATTTGGGTGTAGAACCTATAGAATTAAATAGTAATCTTGTATCGGCACAAAACAGGCGAAGATTATATTGGACTAACATTCCATTTAGTACACCTCACGACAAAGATATATGGTTAAAAGATATACTGGAAGATGGGTATGTGGATAGAAAAAAGGCTCATTGCCTAGATGCTAACTACTTCAAGGGCGGTAATCTAAAATCTTATTTTGAAAAGCATAGAAGACAGCTAGTGTTTAGTTCGGATGGTCTATGCCATGTAGGTGATGCTGATTTAAAAGGGCATGATGCCATCAAGAGAGTGTACCATCCAGAAGGCAAGGCTCCTACTCTAACGACTATGGGTGGAGGACACAGGGAACCAAAGATATTGCTAACAAAAGATAATCTAAAATGGCGTAAGCTAACACCCCTTGAGTGTGAGAGATTGCAGACTGTACCCGAAGGGTATACTGCTCATGTATCCAATACGCAACGATATAAAATGTTGGGTAATGGATGGACAGTGGATATGATAGCCCACATTTTCAAAAACATAGGAGAGACTAATGGAAAAAAGCAGCTCGAACTCTTTTAATTTAAAGGAGTCTTTGGAGGACATCTCTGGTCAATTAGAGATGGGTAAGATTGACCAGGAAACGGCTCTTGAAGCCTTGTCAAATATTGTAAATAGTTTTAAAAAGGAGCAAAAGATAATTGATAAAGAACTTTATAATAAAGAACTTTATAATAATGTAGCTTCGATACGAAGAAGATTTGAAAAGCGGATCGTAGCTGTTGAAAAGGAACTAGGCTTCTTAAGCGCATTAGTTTTTGAATTAAAAGAAGGTTATCTTTACAAAAAAAGAAAGGAGCAAAGATAATGTTGGAAATTAAATCAAACAAGCATGGAGAAAATGTTATGACAAAGTACTTTAGTAGTAGTAAAGGTAAGCACATTGAAGTTGAATCTATGACAGACCAGCATGTTCGTAATGCTTTCATTAAGTTAATTAAACATAATGAGTTAGTAGAAAACGAATTGAGTGCAACTCTTGAGAACCTAGAATTACATGTTGACCAGAATAAATATTATGTTAATATGCTTATGGAAAAAGCAAAAGAAAGTACATCAGTTAAGGGACATCGCTATGTATTTTCTGATATACCTAATGATCCTGATGGAGAATACTTTGTTGAACAGCTTAGAAAGTATTTTAATAAGGATACCTATGAGATGAGGGTACGAGGACAGTATCTCAGAGATGGGTTGAACTGGAGACAACATACCTATGGTCAGTCTATTGAGAACTCTAAGTGTTTAAGAATTTATGTGGAGAAAAAATAATGACATTTGAATATACTTTAACTGACCTGGAAAAGAAAATCTGTGTAGATGGTGCAGATATGAGGTATAATATAGCTAGGTCTTCTGGTGTTTCCAATGGAAAAATTGGGCCGCAAAGTAATAAACTAACAGATCAGTTAGGACTTGGAGGAGAGTTGACAGTAGCAAAATGGTTGAACTTATACCCTGACTTTACCATCTATGTCAGGCAAGGCGGTGCAGATTTAGTTACACACTCTGGAACTCGCATTGATGTAAAGACTACCACGTATGCAACAGGAAGACTGCTTGCTAAAATAAATACTGCATATGAAAGCATTGATGTATTTGTCCTAGTGACTACCGACTATCCTACCTTTACTGTAAGAGGGTGGGCAACTAAAGAACAGTTGATTAATCCTGAAAATATAATTAATCTAGGACATGGTGATGGGTATGGATTAACCCAAGATCAACTACAAGTAGATACAATTTTATAAGGAGATAGAGAATGAGACTACCTGAGAATACCTTTTGGTTACTAATAGGGATAGTAGTTATCATGCTACTTATGATACCAGTTTTATATATAGGAGGGTACTATGGTTGAAACATATGTTAGAAGCATCAAGAAAAATATGATGATGGCTAATAAGGCATTGGAAGAATACAAAGTAATGTATGCGGTTGCTAGAGAAACTATCAAGAGACTGACCAAAGAAAACGAAACAATAAAAGATGAGATGAAAACTTTACAAGGTCAGTATCAAAATTCATTAATAAGAATTAAAGAACTGAGAGATGACAAGTCGTAATCCATACTGGAAAATACTGAGAGAACTAAAACATAAAATAGTTCGTGACAAGAAAGGTAAAAGAAGTTATACTAGAAAACTAAAACATAGAAAGGAGATAGAGTAATGCCCGAAGGATTTACTTATTCACAGTGGAAATGGTTTATGGAAAACCACTACGGGTTCATGCCTAACTGGTATTGGGATATTACAAAACGTAAAGCAGCCTATCAACAATATAAGGAGAGTAGCGATGCTTCAGAATCCAGATGATAACTCTATACATTTTGTTAAAGATGTTGAAGTCATTAAGAAAAAATCTCGTACAAGAGATGATCTATATTACACTGATATAGTTGTTACTTGTACTGATGGTAAGAAACGTAGCATTGAATTGTTTAGTTACAGTGAGATAACGATCAGAGAAAGGGCAAGCTAATGAGCATTGATAAGTTTGATAATGTAACAGATGTAATGACTTACATCAGAAAGGGAGGAGATGCCTGGGGTTATCCTATCGTTGAAGAATACATAGGAGGATTGTCCTCACCTTTTCCAGCATATGATACTATCTTTACTGATCCAATAGAACTATCTATTGATAGGTTCAATGGTCTGGATGTAGACGATCTTAACAAAACTGTTACTGAAGGTAAGAAACAATGGCAAAAAGAATATGAAAATTTTATAGATAATAAACTGTAAATGTGATATACTTTAAGGAGAAAGAGAAGATGAATGAATACAATTTGAAGTACATAAGAAGGAGGCTAAAGAGTTTTGTTATATCGGACACACATCATATTGATAATCCTGTACAAACAAAATTACAGGAAGTTATATTTGATTTGTATGATAACAAGCAGACTGATTTAGCTAAGAAACTTGAGGAGATTGAAGTCGAAATCTTTAAAGTAAAGGAGATACAAGATGCCTGAAGAATTTGAACATGATTTAATTGGAGTTCTGCAAAAACATTTTGGTGAGAACTTTAACTATAATTGGGACGAGGAAAATCCCCTCGTAGCTCTTGATCTGGAAACAAATGAAAAAGGTGGATTTTATATTCGACTAAGAGTATGGGGGGAAGAAGATGATTGATAAACAATTAATCATAGAGAATTTAAAGAATGTGTTTGATCCAGAGATACCCTCTGCTAGTCTATATGATCTTGGATTGATCTATGATATTGCTATCAATGAGAGAGAACATGAGGTTACTATTACACACACATTGA